CTTGATGTATCAACCACAATAACGTAGTTTCTATCTGGGTTTGGTTCATCATAACAATCGAATCCGTTCTTTGTATATAGAGGTTTACGGAATACGAGACGTTTTAATACAGTTGGGTGAATAAGGGTATTAGTACTACCTAAGAACTCTGTTTCAAACTCTTGTCTAAATTGTTCTTCAGAAGTAGCACGAATAGTTTCTTCACGCCATTTTTCATCTCTACCTGGTACATCTGACCAATGGATTTCAACACGTTCATAATCATTACGTCCTTCTTCACTATCTACCCATAACTTGTAGAACATGTTCATACCGTTAGGAGTAGATGTAATAAGAACTTTAGAAGACTTACCAGAAGAAATTGTAGGGAATACTGATGTAAAAAATTCTTCTTGCATGTTATTTGGTACGAACGCAAATTCGTCCAAATAGATTAAGTTCTGAGATGTACCACGAATAGCACTTGATGAGGTTGCTGAAGCGAGAATTTCAGAACCATTCTCTAATCGTATATTACCTTTGTTCCACTCTACAATACCTTGTTGCATCCATTTAGGTAGATGCTCATACATTAGCTGAATACGGCCAAGAATTTCACGAGCCTGTGCCATCTTGTTAGCAAGAATAGCGACAGAATACTGCTCGGTGAATAATACTTTCCAAGTAATATAAGCAGCAACTGTTGTCGTTTTACCTACCTGTCTAGGTAGTTTACAAATACTAAAGCGATTATCTTCGAAGGTCTTAACCATCTTTTCCTGGAAGTACCAGAGTTCAAACGGAATAAGACCTTCGTCGATACTTACAATCTGTAAATGTTTCTTAATAAAGTAGATCGGATCACGAGCACACTTCATATACTCCTTGACATTATCAAGGGTAAACTCTACCTCTACACCGGCAGCTTTAAGATTCTGATTACCTAAGTAAATTTCTGGCATAAAGTAGTTGCACTCTTCTCAATATCATATTATAATCACCGTGTAGGTGTAAAAGAGAAAACTAATAGTTACTCATCTAGTAAATGTTGTAGTTTCTCTGGTACTGTAACGACACCTTCACGGATTAATTTACTTCTATTTGCTTTGTGTTTGATTTGAATCTCTTCTTTGGTTCCACCAAAGTAAGCAACACAGTGACCTTCTTCAATAAGGATATCTGTGACCATTCTACCATCTGGAGCAACGAAGTCTCCAAGAATACGTCCAAACTTGCCTTTAAGGTCTTCACCTGATTTATCAATCTGTGTTTTAAGAATAGCAGTTTTACCAAGCAGCTCTTTTAATCTTGCTTTAGCAGCTAATCCAAAAACTTTCTCTAATTCATTCCTTGTACGTAATTCAGGGGTATCAATACCCATGATACGTACTCTTTCATCTGTTAATACAATACCGAATCCAAGCTCAATATCTACATCAACAGTATCTCCGTCTACTACTCTGTTGATGCGGGCTCTGTATTCATACATCTTTTGTGCCTTTAAGCATTTTCTGCAGCTCAGCTGTGTTACCGACAAATAATGCATTAGTTACATTATTTGGGCCTTTTCTTTGCTCTTCTTGTTTTAGGTCTTTCACTTTTTTCTGTACTTCTAACAAGTCTTTGTTAGCATCAGTTAATGTCTTAATCATTTGACCTACAATCTCAAATGCTCTTGGACTTTGACTTTGTTTTGCAAGCTCAACAAGTTCATCTAATGCGTCTGTACCTCTCTCAATTGCATTATATAGATTCTCGCGAGCATACTTATAATCACTTTCGATATCATGATCTCTATTATCACTCACCTTTGGCTTAATTACCTCAACTTCGTTTGATATTTGAGGTGTATCAGGTAAATTAAAAATTGTTTCCATATTTTTTTGAAATTCACTTTTATCAGCCATTGTTAAATCTCACTAATGTTTGATGAAATACCAAAATCATCATCTGGTTCAATTTGATCTAATGGTACCGAGATAGCATTATTTGTTGTAGGTTTACCATCTGTAGTTAATGCAGGCTGCTGAGACAACTGTTCTGCACCGGTTGATGCTGTTGTATCTGCAAAGAACTTAATCTCATTACGTCTAATAGTACCTGTAGTAGAAGTAGGTCCAAATATAAAACCTTTCATTGTGAAGTTAAGATTCCAGATAAGAGCTCTTCTTGTAGAAAAGTCTCCTTCATAGGTATCTTCCACACTCACATCATTTAATATACATGGTACATCATATGTTAAATCCATTTCTGGAATTAACTTAATATTGTTTGTCCATTCTGGTTGAAAGTATGGAAGGATTTGCTCTAGAATCTGCGTACCATCATCTGCGTTACGTACGAACACAGACATTTGAAATTGAATATCGTATGGTACGGGAACGTATTGTGTCTTTAATTTGCGAATATCTGTAGCGTCTATTTTAGAATGCTTAATAGTAGACGGCAACTTTCTGTTTGCAGCGTATGTAACACCGGTCATCTCAAAACCAATACGTGGTAGAGATACAGCAACCTCTTGATCTAAATTAGGGTCTTGGCTAATACGTACTAACCACTTCTCTTTTGGACCATACGCAATTGGTACTTTAATATTTTGTAATCTTGTACCATCTGTACCAAAACGTTGTACATAGATGCCGTTAAACATATTACCGAAGACGATAACATATTTTCTTAACGTACCGTGATAAAAAGTTCTACCAAACATTATTAATACCTATCAATTTCTGAGAATGGGTTAATCTCGCTAAAGTCAAGAATGTTTGTAGCATTCTGCTGGAAGAACTCATTATTAGCTGATCTATCTGTTGTTTCGATTCTGTACTCTTGCAATACAGATCCACCATCTTCAGCAACAAGAATATCTGTAGAACCTTCTAGTTGAATTTCATATCCTAATGTATCAAGACTGTATGTTGTCTGAATAGCATCAATTTCTGTATTACCTGTATTAATAATCTCAGAGCTGTAATCAAACAATTCAACACGTAGATCGTAAATATATAACTTACCATGCTGATAAAATACTGCTTCATGTTCAACAAACTTAATTTCAAATAATTTGTCGTTAAGAGGGAAATATATTAGATCTCCTTCATTAGGTCGCGACTGACCTGTAACCTCAGCCTCAAAGCGACTTTTAGCTACAGTAAGTGTCATACTATCTCTAATCTCTAAACCGAAACGAGATAATAAATCACCTTCACCATCAAAGCCCTCAACATTCTTAATATACATTTCTACATCATAAGCGCTTTCAAACTTAGATAATGTATCCTCACCAAAAAGATTATCTTTATTCACCAATTCCCGTGGCATGTACTTAACGTCCATACCATGTATCTTGATGGACTCTATAACAAGATCCTCCATAAGGTTTTGCTCTGAAGCAAAACTGAAATTGGTGAAATACGAATTGACAGCCACTGGTTATCCAACCATATCGTGAATTGGAAGTGAGTAACTAGAGATCATTTCTTGCTCTAGGTTACGAATCTCTTCCATAGACTCCTCCCAGATCTTTTGACCGTTAAAAGTCACACCACCGGGTAATTGCATACCTTCATACTTTTTAAGGTTTTCACCCCACTGACGTTTAAATAAAGCTGTACCGTATCTTAGTAACCAGCGATCAGACCATACATCTGTATATACATCAGGGTCTAGTATTTGATAAGCATCTAAAATAATATATGAGCCTTCAGGTATTTTATCTGTCCAGCTAGTATCAATATAAACACGGTTAATATGTCTATTATATCTTACAGGTTGCTTACCTACAAACACTTCTTCAAGTAGGTTAACATGAGTCATAGCGTTAATATATGGAACTACAGAAGACTGTAAAAGATCGTAAAGATCATTTAAATGAATTTGATATCGAACGTTAAAGAGATTATTTACTGAATAAGTTCCGCCCAACACAAAGCACCCGGTGACACCATAAATGTCATCGGGTACTGTAATATAACCGTTCGCTATGTCTGTAGATGTTGCTTGATGTTTATAATAAACGTGCTCCGTACCATCAAAATGATAATCACGATAATACTCAAGCGCTTCATCAATTCTATCTTCTAATTGATCATCATCTACGTTAATTTCAATAACCGGTTTACCTAAGTTACGAAGACAGTATTGCTTAAAATTTTCTCTACTAGTAGGTAAGGCCATAGTCAATCCTTTGTTTTTACTTACTAGTATTTATAATAGATGTCAGCTTAGCGTTTTATTTTAAATTACTCATATATTAGTTGTGAATTGTCCTGGGATTTTTCCCGCCAAAATTCTAAATCTTTATACTTTGCCCACACGGATTGAGGAAGGATTGTTTTACGAGGCTTATACTCTACTTTCTTTCGTACTGTGTGGAGATCTCTCATACCAAACGAAAGATCGAACAACTCATTCTTGTACTCAACGTTGTCAAAGTCGTGGGAATAGTATTCCTTTCCGATAAAGTTATAAACCTTCTTCATAACTTGTTCAGGATTTTTACAAAGATTATCATACTCCACAAGATGAATCATGTCTGGATTGCATGCTAATCCTTCCTCTAACCACTTCAGAGGCTTATACACCTGCCCCACCTTCGTGGGGTCCATCATTGCCATACACCTTGTTTCTACAGACGGTCTTCCTTCCTCATCAACAAATGTGTTGGTATACAGTGAGTTGTGGTTTGATATTCTTTCGAAGCTGTCAAGAACCCATCCAATGTCTCTAACACAACAAATTATCTTTGTGTCGGGAAACAGCGTTTTTAACAGGGGAGTTCTCGACGTCCATGATCTGGAGCTGTCAAACACAACTGGTTTGTCGACACTGGTATAGTATCCGTCAATGAATCCTTTTAGACTATCCTTTCTCTTCTCTTCGTTAATATTCTGACTGTTCTCGCTTACAGTAAACGAGTTGATAACAGATTCAAATATTCCGAATACTGGAGACGCAATGTCTGCATAGAACTCGGGGTTCTGTCTAAGAATAGCAGAGAGAAGGGTTGAACCTGATCTTGGAAGGCCGGAGATAAAATAATATTGTTTCATCGTCACTCGCTTAGTATCTTAAATACTGTGTTCATTACAATTCTGTACTCACTATTTATTGGAGATGAACTATTGTGAAATTTGTTTGAGTCAAAGATAACCATACGACCTTTCTTGGGCGCAATTGTATTGGTTACATTTAGTTCCTCATCGAAGAAGTATGTGTCTCCATCACTGTCGTTCACATAATACACAGCAGTCATAACCCCATCTTCAGAATCATCGATGTGTGGGTAATGGTGTGTACTGTCCACCCCTCTAGGAAGAAAGTTGAACTTACATCTTATGATTCTAATGTTGCTTTGAAACTCAACCGAAAGCTGGTTTAGAACTGGTGTGATGACGTCAATGAATCTACATTCATTTAGATTCGTACTGTGAACCATCTGAAAAGGATTGATTCCTTTCTCGTAAACAGAATTAGACTTTACACCAGCCTCGATCTCTACAATAGTACCAGGAGTAAAGAACCATGGAAAGTTAGGATCGATCGTTAGATCCTCGATCTTTTGCTCTTGTTCTTCTGTCAGAAAGTTTTCAATAGTGTAGCTACGCATACTGTACGTATTGTTTTTCTTCAATCAAACTCGATCCATACTTTAGATTTATTTGTCGTTTGATTGCAGCTCTTTGATCATTGAGCTTATATACTGACCTTGCATTGGTCACAAACTGTCCGCCGAAGTCATTCTGTTGCTCGAGTTTTCTCAACTCATCTTCTACCTCCCACAGCTTTTCATTTACGGTTGACAACTCTAACCATAGATCTGTACCGATAATGTTCTCGGTATCAAGAGGTAGTAACATACTCAACTCCCGCTCAACGTTTTCCAGTTGTTCGGGATTAGCAATGTTTCGTTGTTTGATTTCTAAAATTGTGATCTTATCAATAAGCTCACCAATTGAAACTGGTATATGTTTAACCATGTTTGTAATCCTTAAGTTTCTCCACTCGATCAAAGCTAGCTTTCACTACAATTAATCTTTGGTTGGCTCTTGATATAAGACTCGGTTTGGCATGGTTGATTCTGTACCAACGTGAACAGCATAGTTGTTGTCTTTTATAACAGTAAAATAATCCGATCTCATAGTTACATCAACGGGCCTACATAAACCTTCTTTTATCACATGCGATACTAAATTTTTAGCTACAGCAGGGTCAATTGAATAAGCATATGCACCTCTTATAAATTTATAATCATAATTAACAATAGCTACATCCGGATCTATGTTTTCATCCAGATGCCCCAAGTACACAATGGCGTTGTAGTAAGTGTGTTTGTTATATTTTTTTACAAATCTCACATCATGTTCAAGGATAATTATTGGTTTATCAATGTTTACACAGTGACACCATAAACTATAATGAGAATAAAAACAAGCTATTTCAGGTAGAGTGAGGTTAAAATTTTTAACTTTTAATAATGATATGTGTGTCTGATTAACAAGTTGTTCCGGAATTTTAATAACATCACCCAACCCATTAAACGCTTTCCACTTAAATGAATTTATACCGTGCTCCCTACAACTTTCTACTACACGGTCGGCCATTTTGATGTGTTTGGGGGTATCTAAAGTAATAACATATGCATCAACCATAATTCATACGCCCACAGCTATCGCCACAATCTGTTTCTTCAGGAGTCGTCTCTACGGTCATGTTAGGTGTTCCCAGGACTCTTTCTTTAATATGATCACAGATGTCTTGCAGCTCTTCGTCTGTGAAGTCCATGATACCTTCATTCGAACGATCTGCAAACTCACAGTCTCCATCGCTCAATCTCCACGGTGAATATACTGGTTCTCTTCCTTCCTTTCTTAGAATAGAGAAGTAATCTGGATAGCTAAACGATCTTTCGTCTGTACTACCCATCAGAATACTACCAGGCTTCTTCAGTGCCTTCGCAACGTGCTGACCGACGGAGCATACACCAACATAATAGTCACACTGCTCAATAAATGCTGTCAGTGCTCTAAGATAAGGTTTGTGTTCATCAAACGTAATAGAAGTTTTGTCATTGGGATTGCGAAACTGCGGCAGACTTGCATATATGACTGTTGCAAACTTACCCAACTCCTGAACCATCTTATAGTAGCTTTCACGAGTCATGCTGCGATTAGATCGATCCACCACATCCCCATTTATAATGTCTGCACCACTACCAAATGGCTGAAACACAATCACCTTATTTTTCTTAGTATGATTAATAAAGTTACCAAACAATTCACAAGCCCGGAGCTTTTCTATCTTAGTGGTATAGAGATATTTCTCTTGTGTAAGGTCACTGTGATCGTCTGTCTCATTAATGATCTCATCGAACGACTCAACAAGATTCTTTTTCTGTGTGAAGAAGCTATTGAGTGTGTATGGCTCGGGAGTTACAACACGACTGTCTCTGATATAACTTTCAAACTGACCTTTTTGATTGGCTGCAAACGTTCTGTCTTGAAGAATTGGATGACTCCAATAGAGATCCTGCCATCCATGAACCAATACCTTGAAGTCATCGTCTGGATTCAGTCTGTGATACTTTTCTAACGCAGGAATGGCAGTCACAACTCTACCTGCACCACCAGAGATAATAAACGTCGTATTAGTCATAATTAAATTCAACCTGTTTCTGTTTAATGTATTCGTTCAAGTCAAAGTGGGACTTTGTAATGTACCCACCGTTCGTATAGTCTTTATAAAAGTCAAACGTGTCAATCGTCACACCGGTCAGGTCTGAATATTTGCTCAACTCTTGTATATATGTATCTTTACTGTTGTAGGCTTCTTTTCCCCACATCCCCGTCAGCATGTGCTTTGTACGAAACTCAGGGTGATAACTTAAACCATGGTTATTATATACAATACCAGGTAGGATATCAACACCGTTTGGATTTTCTTTCAACACTTCAAATACTAAATGAGGACCTGTAGCAGATGTAATTATTAACTGATCCAGTCTGTGTTTTAAACTGAGTGTGTTTTCTCTTCGCTTGACCTTCTCATTGTACACCTCAACCGATTTATCTAAACACTTCAACCAGAATTCATTACCAGGCTCAGATGCCATCAGTGCATTTTCAACAGGAACATCCCCGTATGGTGCTTGTTGAACGTATACTTTGTTTGTCAGCTCATTGTAGAAGTTTTTATAGCAATATACGTCCATGTCTGCATAGATGCCACCAAACTTATTGAGAATACAAAACCGAGCAAAGTCGATTTTCATAATGTGCAATGGAAAGTTGATATAAGTGTCGTAGTAGTCGGGATAGTGTTCCTCAACTAGATGATCAATATCTTCTTGGTCGTTCCACAACTTGTGTTCGAAGTCAGGATATTGTTCTCGCCACGATGGATAACATCTCTCCCACATAGGATGCCACCTAGACCGATCGGATGGTGCTATGTGATGGATAATCTTACTTATACTCATATTCGGTGTCAATGGTCAGCTGTGCATAGCAGTCGTTCTTATCGATATCAAAATTGTTTTCTTTGAGATAGTTGCCATGACTATAATCAGTGTAGAAGTCAAACAATTCAATAGGCACGTTTCTTAGTTCATTATGTTCATCAGTAATCTCAATGTTCTCTTCACCCCATAAGCCAGTGTGAATATGTCTCGTACGGTAATCGGGATGATATGACATATCATTGTTGTTGTAGTATATTCCAGGTAGTGTGCTGATGTTGTGTCTCGTCATACGAAACGCTGTAGATATCAGATTAGTTCCTGTAATAAAAAATACAAGAAACGGTCTTAGTATCTTTCCGAACTTCTTATCAGAGCTTACAACTTTAATATTATCCAGGAAGTTTGAATCCTTGCGTTTTGTGTATTCATACCGTTCTAATGAAAGATCCATACACTCAATCCAAAACGGATGTCCAACCTCCGACACCATCATTGAGTTTTCAATTGAATCATTACCCATTGGGTTTTCTAACAGGTATATGTCTTTGTCAAGTTCCCCATAGAAGTTCTTGTAGCAGAACATATCCATGTCTGCGTAAATGCCTCCATACTTGTGGAGAAAGCAGAAACGAACGAAGTCAATCTTCATAATATGAGCTGGGAACGCATTATACATTTCCCAATACTTTGGGTAGTGGTTCTTGACTAGATCATCAATCTCCTGATCATTCCACATTCTATGTTCGAAGTCTGGATATTGATTGTTCCAAGACTCCGTACACTTATGCCACAGTGGATGCCAGTGATCTTTATTCGTTGGTGCAGTCTGATGAATTATCTTTGGGATCATTGTAATTCCTGTAGAAGTCAAAGTCTTTCCATCTCCGAGCAGTAGGTTCCGTCTCAAGAAACTCTGGAGTGCAATTCAAAATGTTTCCATCTTTAATCATAAAGCATTCTCTGCTACTATGATTGATGTAGTCATCACCCCACAACGAGCTGTGTAAATGTCTTCCTATCAGATCTTCATTGTACACAATCGGATCGTGGTTGAATGTACTAGCAGGAAACCGACCAACGGAGAAGTGATGTCCAAACGATTTAATTGCAGTAGATAGTAATCCCGACCCCGTGATGTTGTTGATAGCAAACCCACTTTCAAGAGTTCGCCAGCTTTCACTACCCACGTTAAGTTTGTTCCTATGGAGTATAAAACCTTGCTTGACTGCTCTCATTACATGGACAATAAACTCCGATTGCTTTTGACTTGCCATCAATGAGTTTTCAAACTCAGCGCTCGTGTAGAACAGTGACGTATTCTCGAGAAAGACATTGTCGTGTGTTAGATGGTCTTCAAAGTTTTTATAGCAGTAGTAATCCATATCTGCATAGACACCACCGTGCTTGTGAAGTAGACACAGTCTTGCAAAGTCGATCTTCATAATGTGGTGTGGAAAGTTTGCGTATAGGTTCCACATCTCTTTGTAATGATCGTATACTAGTCTATCAATATCCTCACGGTCGTTCCACAGAACGAATTCATGGTTAGGAAAGTTTTCGATAAATGAATCTCGGCATCGCTTCCAGATAGGATGCCACTTTGATTCGTCTTCTGGTGCTATATGATGAATGATGTTAGGAATCACAGAATTACAAAACTACTTTGTATGGGGAACGTCTTCCTTTGGAATACAGATAATGTTGAAAGCAATTGCAATTCTAGCCTCGTCGTGGTCGTTTGGCAGGACGGAGTGAGGAAGATACGATGGCCAAATATAGATTTGACCTTCCTTAGGTTCAAACTTTAGATGCTCTGCAGTAAACTTATTCTTAGTCTCACTAAGCATTGTTCCTTGCCATAATCTGTTCAGACCAGGATTGGTGAATGAGATCTTTCCACTTTTCTCCGGAACTTGAAGATAGAACACACCTGAGTATGTGTCACTGTGAATGTGTTCGTGATTGTGAGCACACCGACTGTCGTTGATGTTCGCCCATGCAGATGTAATATACACGTCACAATCAACAAACTGATTGTCGAAGTTTGCTTTCATTCCCATTTGTGCAACAAACTCAAACAACGGGGCGAGTGCAGGCTCGTTCGTTAGTTTCATTGAGCTCTCATAGCCTGAAACGTTCGAACGGGGTGCACCTTCTGGGTTGTTCTTTCTGTGTTCAGCTACACAGTCAAGAAACGTTTGCTTTTGATTTTGGAAATCTGGGAACTCTGAGTTCCAGATCGGAGTAGAAAATACTTGAATAATGTTCATAGTCACCTCACCTAAAGTTAAATTATATACTAATTACAGATTTATGTCAACTTGTTTCATATTTAATATCCCAAGGTATATTTGTAGTCTCTAGGAAAATTTTTGATCAATTTAGTTACTAGAAGTAGTAAATCATACGTTGCTTTATAGATCGGTAAATGTTTATATCTTGACATTTTTAAATAATTAAATAATTAAATATTAAAATGGTACTCTCCTGACAGCTCTAACACGCAAGGTATTGGTCTTACCGGTGCTGCCGAGGGTACCATTGCCAAAGTTCCGCCAGCACGCATTGCTGACCGCGCCCGGCTCCGTACTAGTCCAATATTGGTCCGAAGCAAACCCTTCCCCAGCTGGAGCACTGGCCTGGTTGTCGTATAATCGGTTTAGCTCACATGCGGCCGGTAAGTACCAGTCGCTGAATCCGCCAATTGTTCTGGTGGCAGTGAAGTTGCCGGCTGGATGAGTGGCATCCGCCAGATGGTCGTATGTATTGCCATAGCCATCACTTCGCTCATTTCCGACACCAGAGTCTGTTGAAACGGTCTTCCATTGGCAGACAGCACAACCAGTCGCGTTGGGAGCCATGATTATGTAGTAACAGGATTCTGCAGCACAAATGGTACCCATGTAGTAGCCACCGAATGTAGACTCGCCAAATGTTGATGGAGGAGTCGCAGTGGTAAAACAAGTTGCATCAGAAAAACTAGAACAGCACCCATCAGAATCTTCGTATCTCAACCTATAAAAATACTGTGTCGTGTTCGACAAACACCCGGATGGTACACTTAGACTCGTACAAGCACCTGCGATCTCACAGGTAAACACATTACAATCACTAAAGTCCGAGCACTCCGACACCTCGAAACAAGAACATGTGTGGGTCTTGCTGTAGAGGCTATAGTAATCAGATCCACACAATGTAGGTCTCAAATATTCACCAGTAGCACCATCGGTTGGGCTGGTGTTGGTAGGCTTCAATACTTCATCAGGCAACGGAAGACCGGTCAACCCGGAGCCATCTCCTACAAAGTTATTTGCTGTAAATATATTTACGCTGATATTTCTACTGTCATCAATGACAGTATTGCCTGAGATTTTAATTGCCATCTTCGTTCCTAGAACTATTAGCGTATATTATTTATTATTTTCTAAGTTTTGAATACGTTGCTGTAATTCTTTATTACTTTCAATTAAAAAAGCGATTAGAGTGTTATAATTTACCGCCTTACCGACAGTATTTTCAACTACAACATCAGGTAATACTGATTCAACTTCTTGTGCAATAACACCATAGGATTTTTTACCAGTATGTACCCAGTTAAATGCCTTACCAGATAATTTTGAAATTATTTGACTTGCGTTTTCAATAGGGGTTATCTCTTTTTTCCAAACTGCATCTGATGTTGAATTAAAGTTTGTTGCACTTGCATCACCTGTAGATGGATTAAATGTAAATGATGTGTTTACAAATGTATTTGCATGAGCACCATTTAACTGATTAGTAAATGTTACTTTATAATCTACATTATCAGATTTAGCTGCTACTGTCGCCCCTGCATTGGTAAGACCTGAACCATCACCAACAAAATTATTAGCTGTAAGAGTACCAGTAGCAGGGTTGTATGTAAAGTTTACATCAACGTTTGCTGATGTCATTGTACCTGAAGTAATACCAGTAAATGGAACGTTTAAATCTGCGTTATTAGTACCAGTAGCAACTGTAGATCCAGCATTTGTTAACTGTGAACCGTCTCCAATAAATGAGTTAGCTGTAATAGACGCCGCAGTAATAGGACCAGAAAAATTAGCATTAGCTGCTGTGAACGATCCTGTTACTGTAATAGTGTTTGATGTAACCGTTGAAAGCTGAGTAGGAACACCGGGTGTCGCCGAACCAGAAATTACACTAGTACCACCAACAGAAATATCTACAGTATTGCCGGTTGAGGTAATCGTAGCACCACCGAGATAGATAGTATTTCCACTTAAATAAAGATCTTTCCAAGCCATTGTAGCGCTACCTAGGTCATAGGTAACGTTAGCACTGGGTATTAAATTTGCAGAATATGTCTGCGTACCGGTAAATGTATTATTACCGGTAGTACTAGCAGCGTCTGCAATAATTTGATTTGTACGAACACGCCAAGTGTTGAAAGTATCTATTAACTCTACATTAGCAAGTAATGTTCCAGAAGAGTATAGTGCCATATTTTTAATTCCTATTCTGAGTTAAAATCGAGATTATACTTATTTATCTAGCAAACGCATTAAAAGCGATTTGATTTCAGTAATCTCATCTTTCAACTGGTTGACGTCGTTTGTTAAGTTATTTATATTGTCTTTCTGCTGCTGCATCGCTCTTTTCTTAATTTTATACGAATCGAGACCATTGCTATCAACATTAAGGATAGCCCTGTTAGTCATGTCTCGTACATACGAGCTGTCATCTTTTACTTTCGTAAGCATTAGATTTGCAATGCAATTGCCATTAGGTCTTTTACTCGTGGTACAATAGCATCAGAAGATGATTTAAGTACCACTTTAATAGACATATATTTAAATCCGGTAAATGTTACCCCTTCACTGTTAGTATATTGAACTTCGCCATTAGCACCAGTCATATTAGCTGACGGTATAGCAAAATCATATACTTGAAAGTCGTTCTCATTTTCACTATCTGAGTAAACATCCGAATATGTTGTTTGTGTCATTTGTACCCAATCACGGTCATCAAACGCATCACTATCATCGCCATTGAGAATTTTATAATAAACATCAACTTCTGCTGTAAGCGGTTTATATGCGTTTAATTTAACCTTAATATCTTCAGCATCTTGACCTTCTGCAAGAGTCAAGATTCTGGTCATATACTTGGCTTCTGCGTTACCACCTTGACTGTCTGTTTCACCTGTACTATCATTATTAATGTTATTATCTACAATAATAGCATTAATTCTTTCTAGATCAATTACAGGTGCGAGTCTACTTGTATTAGTAGTAAGAGCAATAGAAAGCTCAGCTGATTTTTCACCGCTAATACCGCTTGCTTCTAATGTTTTAGATAGAACATATTTCGGTTCTCTAAAGTTGTTATTTTCATTATCTGTAATTCTTCTGAACGCTGAATCTCTCGCAGACGCTGATGTAGCAAGCTTAATAGATGGTGTTACTGATGTTCTATCGTATGATACGTAACCAGCATTAATATGTAGTGTATCAACTTCAAGCTTGTCAATACTATCTACTGTAGTAGTATATCCGTTAATTTGACCTTTCAATTGCTGCCCAACAACAAATGTGCCAGTCGCATTTTCAAGATGTAAAATAGTATTACCAGCTTGGTTAACAGTATCGTAGTAAATAACATCACCAGTCGGTGTTGCTTGTGAACCAATTACACCAAACGATGGTTGTTTAACACTGTTAATATATACGTTAATTCTTTCACCGTTTGTAAATTTGTCGGTAATAGATACATCTTTAATACGAATTGATGTAGTACCAGCGTTGTTAGATGAAACAACACAGTTTGCACCAGATGTATTACCAACAAGAACCATATTAGTGTTGACAGAAAGTCCTGTGCTTAATGTCAATGTTGTTTCACCATGAATTGATTCGCCAATAGTATTAAAGGTGTTAGAACCAGTAATTTTTAAGAATTCTCTATCTTCATTCTTAAATACAACGGTACCAGAAGAAGCTACATCAAAGTTAGCAATATAAACATTAAATTTAAGATCTTCTTCTTGGATTGCATTCCACGCTCTATCATTTGATGAAGCAAACAATGTACCTACATTAGGTTGCTGTACTACTCTTTGACCTGAAGCAAGATCGTTATCACCCAATCTTGCTGTAAACAGTGTTACGTTTGGATTAGAACCTGCTGGTTTAATAACGATAGCATATTGTCTATCACCTTCTAGGAATACAGGTGTTACAAATGTAACAGGTGTAGCTGAATTACCATCATCACTTGTATTAATATCCACAGCTTCAACAATGGTTTTACCGAACGGAACAATCTTATTAGTAATATAAGATGTTGTAGAGTCAACCTCTCTAATTTCTACAATTACCGGTCTATCTGGATCTTTTGTAGCAAAGTACAAATCAACCTTAGTTAAGAACGCACCTTCCGAAGCGATATTATCTGAGAAGTCAGACACACTAAACGTCTGTGCAATAGGGTCTACATTCCGTCGTGGTACAATTCGTGATTCAAACCGTAAACGTAATATATCTGGTGCAAACTCTAAACCAGTAATTTGAGAACTAACCAGTCTTGTAGAAGATGAAGAAGCAATTGTTCTTGATGATGTTAGTGTACGAGTATCAGAAACCGCCTCACTTACAACTGTAGGTAAGCGAGTTGAAATTACAGTATCTTGTACAGTCTGTGTTAACCCTCTCGCAGAGAATGTAGCCTCACCAGATGTAGTTACAAGACCTATACCTGAAGCATTAGTTGAGTTATCTGTTAATCTAAAAATTCTATCCCCAACTCTAAATCTTAATGAGTCGCTGCTAGGAATACGGAACTGACAATATACGTCTCCGTTAGCATCCGATACAAGATTGCTACCCTCCGTAGACGTTGCTGTAAAAGAAGAATCTGTAGGTGTAATATAATCTGCTACACTTGTACCGTCAAAGAATGAATACAATCTTGTATTAGGTTTAAAGCCACGACCAGTTACACTAATAACACGTGAACGCATCCACGGAATAATATTAGTATCAACTACTCTTGGGCCAATACGTTCTGTTTGGGTCTGTGGTACAATACCGGTACGAATACCTGTTCTTGATTGTCTTTCTGTTGTTGTACGTGTTGTTACTGAAGATGTAGTACGGAAAGTGTTTGTTCTTTGAAGCTGTACTTGCGGACCCGAGAGGGTCCATACGGGCGTTGTGCTTGTTGAAGAGCTTGTTCTTGTGCTATCACTTGAACCTGTCCAAACTGTCTCCCAGTTGTTCCACTCTGTGGACCAGGAGTT